CACCGGGTGAGGACGTTAATTCGTTCGTTACCCAGCATGGCCCTAAAGCTTTTATGGAAAGGATCAAACCGTGATTACCGTTTACACCCAGCCGGGGTGCCGCCCATGCAAACGGGTGCTAGCGAAACTGCTAGAAGCAGGTTTGCCACACAAAGTGGTGGACGTAAGCGTGGACCTACAGGCCAGAAGGTATCTGAATCTTGTTGGGGCCAAGTCTGTGCCTGTGGTTGTAGCAGAAGGCTACAACCCCATCGTGGGGTATGAACCAATCCTGTTGAAGTACCTGATCGAAACTTATCCGAGAGAGGAAATCAATGTTTGAGGGTGAATGGACTTTCCGGTGGTCTGTGGGATTCCCTTCCTTCAGCAAGCTCGTAGACACCATCCACGATTACGTGTGGGAGCCAGACGACGATGATGAATGACCCGGTAAACCACCCAGACCACTACACACGCGGCCCGATCTTCAACTTTATTGGACCCGATGGTAAACCGCAGAAAGGTGCTATCGAAGCCCTAGATGTTATCCGATGGTTGGGCGATCCCCGTTTGGCTAACGCTGTCAAATACATTTGGCGGGTTGGTTTCGGTGGGAAAGACAACGATCAGCAAGACATTCAGAAAGCCATTTTTTATCTTAATGATTGGCTGGATTACCCGGTTGAGAGGGCAACATGACGAAACGTATCGTGGTTGTGTCGGACACCCAGATGCCTTACGAGTCCCGTAAGGCTGTCAAAGCGGTGATCCGATTCATCGGGGAGTACAAACCCGACGAGGTTATCCATATCGGTGATTTGTTGGATTTGCCTCAGCCGTCCCGCTGGAACAAAGGGACCGCCGGCGAGTTCGAGGGCAGCGTGTTCGCTGACTCCGATCACGCCAAACGCAACTTCCTCGAACCGCTACGCAAAGTCTATGACGGCCCCGTAGGGGTGCATGAAGGCAACCACGATGAACGGGCAAGAACCTACCTCAGTAAGTACGCCCCGGCGTTGGCTGAGTCGGGTGCGTTCAACATCGAAACCCTGCTGGATTTCAACGGGTTCGGTGTGACGTTGCTACCTACCTTTTACAAGGTTGCGCCGGGTTGGATCACCACTCACGGGCACAAGGGTGGTATTTCGTTGTCGGGGATCGCCGGTAATACGGCGTTGAACGCGGCGAAGAAGTTCCAAACGTCGGTGGTGATCGGGCACACGCACCGCATGGGCATCGGCTCCCACACCTTCGGGTTTGGTGGTGACGTGGTGAGGGGTGTCACCGGTATGGAGGTTGGGCATCTGATGGACATGCGGCTTGCACAATATTTGAAGCAAGCCACAGGTAACTGGCAGATGGGGTTCGGTTTGTTGACGGTGGATGGTCAGCATGTGAAGCCGGAGGTTGTTCCTGTTGTTAAAGGTAAGTTCACCGTTGATGGTAATTCGTGGGAGGTCTGACTTGACAATGAATGATCGAGTGCTTATACTGAAGCCTGAAGTGGTCAAGGCGGCTAAGAGTGTTGCCTACCAGTGGCCGGGAATCTTGGACGCGGAGGAAGCGGAGCAATCCCTTTTCCTTCATCTTCTGGAAAGCCCAGGCACCATCGAAAAGATCATCGAAATGGATAAGAAGGCCCGTTACAGGGCTGTGGTGGGTATCGGGCACCAGTTGGCTAAGAAAGAGAGAACCGATTACAACTACTTCAAGGGCAGTTTCAAATACTGTGTCGATGAGGTTAAGGGGATGTTGAAGTCGGGTGCTTTGTCTGGAAGCTCTGGCCGTTTCAACGGGGATCAGATGGATTTGGTTGAGGCGTTGGAGGTTTTGCGTGAGCGTTCACCGCAGTATGTCAACGCTATTCGGGAACGGTACGTTGCCGGCGTAGTGCCAAAGGAGAAGTCGGATGAGGATGCGCTGCGGCGCGGTTTGACCGCCCTTACAGCCGAAATGAATCAGGCCCACCACCGCAACCACATGCAGCGCGACGACGGCCCCGGCACCCGCAAAGCAGTAAGCCGGTCCAAAGCGCATTGGATTTCCAAAGGCAACTATGACGATGACAGTCCGGAAGCCGTTCAACGGCTTCAGGTACAAGCGCGGGTTAGTGGGTTATGAGCCGCTACAAAGACCCCAAAACCGGGCTGAACAACATAGACGAGATTCTAGAAACCAGCAGGTCACCACAAGAACCTGAACTTGACAATGGTGGAGAGGATTACTCGCAGATCATGGATCGTGCCTATAACGGGATGGGGCGCAGCGAACTTTATCGCGCCCAAGTATCTCCGGAACTGTTTCCCCATGAGAGGGCAATGAGGGTGGAGAACTGGTCTGAGGAAGATCGGGAAATGTTTTGCGGCGGCATTTACACGAAAGGATATAAGTGACAGACGTTAACTTCGGACCTACGGGGCGGCTCGTTTACGAGCGCACATACAGCCGGATCAAGGCTGACGGCAGCCGAGAAGAATGGCCCGAAACCGTTGAGCGGGTAGTGGACGGAAACCTGGCGTTGGTGGACGCACGCCACCAGCTACCCGATGAACGCCAGCAGTTGATTGACATGATGCTGGACTTCAAAATCCTGCCAGCAGGACGGCACCTGTGGGCATCAGGGGTCAAGAACGCCCAGCACCTTTTCAATTGCTGGGTGGCCGGTTGGACCCCAAACCCCGCCGATCATTTCGAGTTCACGTTCATGCGGCTCATGGAAGGTGGTGGGGTTGGGGCCAACTACTCCAACCACTACCTGAAGGACTACCCGGTGGTGCAGCACTTCCTCAAAGTAGAAATCGTGTGCGACGAGGAACACATCGACCACCAAAGTCTGAAAGACGCCGGGGTGTTGTCCACAAAGTACGATCCGGACTGGTCTGGTGCGTTCCAGGTGGAGGACAGCAGGGAGGGGTGGGCGGCAGCCCTCACCGACCTCATCGAATCCCACTACCGCACCGAAACCCAGCACTACCAACGGGTTTACGATGTTTCCAGGGTTCGCCACGCAGGGGCGAAACTGAAAACCTTCGGCGGGCACGCATCAGGCCCGTTGCCGTTGGCGCAGATGTTGATGACGGTTTCCCAGGTGTTGTCCTCGCGTGCAGGCACCCAGTTGGACGGTATCGGCGCTATGGATATCGACCACGCTATCGCGCAGTGCGTGGTGGCCGGCGGGGTACGCAGGTCTGCACGTATGGCAATGATGCACTGGGCTGACCCGCAAATCATGGAGTTCATCAACATCAAACAAAACTCCGGATCGCACTGGACAACCAACATCTCCGTAGAGGTCGATGACACCTTCTGGTATCAGTGCAAACAGGGGGATGCCTGGACAGCCTCGAAGGTCCTGAAGGCTATCTCTGAGGGCATGGTGAACAACGGTGAACCCGGCTTCTGGGACTCGTCCTACTCCAACGTCGGTGAACCCAACCCTGTTGTGTGTACCAACCCGTGCGGCGAAATCACGTTGGAGCCTTGGGAGCCTTGCAATCTGGGGCACGTCAACCTGGCTGGGTTTGTCAACGATAACGGGCGGGTAGATGGTCTGGGGTTGTTGACAGCGCACCGTTTGATGACCCGGTTCCTCATCAGGGCGACGTTCAGCCCGGTGGGTGATCCGAAGTCCCGCGAGGTTTTGGATCGCAACAGGCGTATCGGTGTGGGGCACTTCGGGGTGGCGAGTTTCCTCGCCATGACTGGCCGGAAATACTCGAAGGCACACAAAGACAAATCCTTTGTGAAGCTGCTGCGGGAAATGGTTTTGGTGGTCGATCAGTCCGCTGAGGACTTCTGCCATGACCTCCGCATCCCGGTGCCGGTGAAGAAACGCACCATTGCACCCACCGGGACTATCGCCAAGATGCCTGGTGTGTCGGAGGGTGTGCATCCGATCTTTGCGAAGTTCTTCATTCGCAGGGTGCGGCTGTCCAAGATCGACCCAGATCAGGTTGCCATGCTGAAACAGTATGAGGCTGACGGGTTCAAGGTGGAGGACTGCCAGTACGCCGCCAACACCGCTGTCATCGAAATCCCCACCAAAGACTCTTTGGTTCAGGAGGTTGAGAACCGGTACGGGCGTGACGGTGAGGAACTAGTCGAAGCAGCAGATGACCTTTCGTTGCGGGACCTGCTGACGTTCCAAGCCCTGTACCAAACGCACTGGGCTGACAACGCTGTCAGCTTCACAGCGAATGTTGATCCTCAACAGTACTCGCCGTCACATGTTGAGGGTCAGATCAGGGACTTCGCAGGCCAGCTAAAAGGAGCGACCGTATTTCCTGAATCGTCTATGCCGCAAAGCCCTTACGAAAGGTTGGAGCGGTGGGAGTACGAGTCCGCTGTCGCCAAACAGGTCAGTGACGGCATTTCAGAAGACTGTTCGGGCAACTCATGTCCAGTGAGGTAGAGGAAAGATTCTGGGCGAAGGTCAACAAAACCGAAAACTGCTGGTTATGGACAGGAGCAATAAGCGGGAAAGGATACGGTAATTTTAGGGGCCGCGTAGCGCACCGCAGATCATATGAGTGGTGTGTCGGACCAATCCCTCAAGGTCTACAACTGGATCACACATGCCATGTGAAGAACTGTGTGAACCCAGAACACCTACAACCAGTAACCGCAAAGAAAAATAGTGAAAGGAGGAAGGGGGCGCACTGCGACAGCAAATCTGGTGTGCGCGGAGTTGGATGGAAGCGAGGTAAATGGCAAGTCTTAGTAACACACAATTACATCGCTCATTACGGCGGGGTATTCGATGACGTTGCCGAAGCGGAGCAAGCTGCAATAGCCCTCCGACAGAAACTTTATGGGACAGACGAGTTCCGTAGAGACACAAACACCAAGGAAAGGCACTACCAACTTGTTTGAAAACGATCCCTTTAGTGAAATGGAAGACGCTGTGGTTGAGGAAACCGTTGTGAAGAAGGCACCGGCCAAGAAGGTTGCAACCAAACCTTCTTCTGACCGTGAGGGTGTGACTGTCACCCTGAAGGGTGGTGCCGGGTTTGATGCACCGTGGATTGTGATTCACGCTGCGGACCTCGCGGACGCTTACGAGCAGGTTTCGGGGGACAACGCCGGCCTGCTGGTGAAGCTGATGGAGCAAACGTCCAAGGCGGCGCAGCATTTCTCGGGGCAGAACAAGGGTGCGGGTGGGGCTGCACCGTCGAACCGTGCCCCGGCAGCAGCCGTGGCACCCCCGGCAGGAACACCTGATGCACCGGGTCCTGACTGGACGTTCAAGTCCGGTGTGGGTAAGACGGGGAAGCCGTGGAAGGCGTGGATGCCTCCGCGTGGCTCATCTGAGCAACCTGTTTGGCTGTAACTAGACAATGGTTGGGGGTGGGGCGGTACACGGCTGCCCCACCCTCACCCCTCACCGCTTGGAAGGACAATTTTGTGGCCGAAGAATCCATGAACATCACCAGCATCACCATCACACGCACCCTGCAATCTGACGGGCAGATGGGCATTCAGTTCGCCCACACCCCCGAAACGATCAGTTTCGTTGAAACCTTGGGCATGTTGTCAGCCGCCCAATGGCACCTGTTCTCCCAAATGGCGAAAGCTTACGGTGACTAGTGAGCGAAACAATAGCCGCTTTCATGCGGGAACTTGACGCGATCATCAAAGAGCGCGACGAGCTACGCAAGCAACTCGAAGCGTACAAAGAGGAACGCAACAACCGTAAGAAGTTGTCGGAGCGGGAAGTCAAAGAAATCCGCAACCTGTCCAGGGCCAGCGACATGACACAAAGCGAGATTGCTGATGTGTTCGCGGTGAACCCTGCCACCGTATCCCGAATCCTGAGAGGCATCTATCACAAGTGATTCAACACCACCACAAGGTTGACGATCAGCCGGTGGTCATCAACGTAGTGGAAAATGTTGATGACCTGACAGGGTTCCGCACCTTCATCAAAGCCAACCTCAACGGGTTGGCGGTCGATTCCGAAACCACCGGGCTGAACATTTACTCCGAAGGATTCCAATGCCGGGTAGCGCAGTTCGGTAACGGGGAAGAAGCCTGGGTGGTCCCGGTTGAACGGGGCGGCTACTACGCACAGAATGTGGCATCAGCGTTACGGGCACTGAAACGCCTTGTGTTCCACAACGCCTCGTTTGATTTACAGGTGTTCGACAGGTGTTTGGGTGTGCCGATGAGGTCTTTGTGGCCGAAGGTTCACGACACCAGAATCCTGGCCCACCTTGTAGACCCGCGTGGCCGGGAAGAAGGCGGGTCCGGTCATTCGTTGGAGGACCTGACCCGACGCTACATCGACCCCGATGTGGCTGACGGTGTGAAAACCCTGATGGTCACTTTGGCTCGGAAGCACAAAACCACCAAGGACAAAATCTGGGGGTTGGTTGACTTCGAGGACCCCGACTACCAGTTGTACGCCGGGATGGACACCATTCTGGCATCCAGGCTTTACACGGCGCTCAGACCGTTGGTGCCCGGTG